GTCCGGGTGGGTGATAAAGTACCTTGCACCAAGGGACGAGGTGATGATTAACAATTTCGGCATCAAAAGCCTCGATTTTTCTTAAACCGCGCACCGTCGAATCAATCAGGCCCACCTAGTGTGGGCTTTTTTACGCCCATCGCCCGCGCAATCCCACTTCTGAAGCCCCTCCGTAAGCCCCCAATCCCCCTGTAGGGTTCGCCCTGCATCGGCTCGACTGCAAGACTCGCCCCAAGCCAAGCGCTAACGCGCACGGCGACGGGCGGGCCTTCTGGCCTGCATCTAATCCCCATGCGGCCACGGCGATATGTGGCGGGATAGAGGCCATGACGACCGATAGCAACATTGACGATTTCCTGAACCAAGCCATCGAATCCGGGGGCGACCTTTCCCCCGCGCAGGCTGCCCAGCTTTTGAGTTTGAGCATGGGCAACAGCCAAGGCGATACCGGCGCACAGTCGCCGGAACTGAGCAGCGGGCCGGCCGCTGCACCTGCCGATGACAGTTCAAAACCCGCAGCCCCGACCGACGACAGCCTGACCGCTGACAACGCGGTGATTCTGGCGAAGGACGGCAAGCACACGATCAGCTTCGACAAGCTGGTGCAGGCACGCGAAACGGCGCGTGCTGCGCAGACTGAGGCGCAGACGCTGGCTTCACAACTGGATGCCGCCAAGCAGCAATTGGCAGCCCTCCAGTTGCAAGCCCAGGCCCGCGCCGATGCTGGGCAGGCGCCGACTGCCGCCGACAATCAAGCCGCCGCTGCCCAAGCGGCCATTGATGCCGGCGCGGACCCATCGCTTTTCGGGGATTTCTCCGAGGAAGCGCTGGCCAGCGGCATCGCCAAGCTTGTCGGGCAGCAGGTGGCGGCACGAATGGCCGAGATCAACGCCAAGCTCCAGCCCTTCGAGCAGCAGGCCGCGAAGACCGCGACCAACGCCCATCTGTCGGCGATCTACGAAGCGCACCCCGATGCGGATTCGATTGCGGAATCACAGGAGTTTGCCGCGTGGCGAGATAGCCAGCCGGGTTATGCCCGTGCTGCGCTGGACCAGACCCTCGCCAACGGCAAGACCGCCGACGTAATCGAGGTGTTCAACACGTTCAAGGCTGCGACGCAACAACAAAAACCCCTCGCCGGGAAAGCGCCGGTCAGCCCGGCCGAAGCGGCAAAAGCCGTTATCGCCAAAGCGCCCGCGCCCATTCCGGCCAGCCTCTCAGACATTCCCGGCGGCCGCGTCGCTGGAACAAATGCTCTGGAGGCAATCGACAACATGAACAGCATCGAAATGTATGGCGCCATGAGAAACATGAGCCCCGAACAGATCGAGGCTTACTTGAACTCCCAGATTTAAGGAATCCCGATCATGGTTATGAAGACCAACTCCGGTTACGGCGACAAGGGAAACATGATCAAGCAGGCCGTTGGCCTGTTTGCGACCCACATGAGCCGTAACAGCACGGTCATGTCGCGCCTGACCGGCAAAATGCCGGCCGGCACCGCTGGCGCTGAATCCACCATTCGCCAGCAAAGCACCTCGCACATGCCGATTGTGCGCTGCCAGGATTTGAGTAAGGGCAGCGGCGATGAAGTGACCTTCCACCTTCTGAACCCGGTGAACGCCTACCCGATCATGGGCAGCCGCAACGCGGAAGGCCGTGGCGTGGGTATGAATCTGTCCGAAGCCCGCCTGCGCGTCAATCAGGCGCGTTTCCCGGTGGATATGGGCAACGTGATGACCAGCATCCGCAGCCCGGCCGACTTCCGCCGGCTCGGTCGTCCGGTGGCGCAGGCGATGATGGACCGCTACATCGACCAAACCAAGCTGGTGGCGATGGCTGGCGCTCGCGGCTTCCACATCAATAAAGAATGGTCGATCCCCATCGACACACACCCCGACTTCGCCGAGATCATGGTGAACCCGGTTCAGGCGCCGTCGAAAAACCGGCACTTCATCGCGGATGGCGCAGGCATTCAGCCGTTCAACGTGGTGGCCGGCGAGGTGGATTTGATCACCACCGACCAGCTCAAGATGGGTGTGATCGACGGCCTGCGCGCCTACATGGAGCAGATCGCCCTGCCGCCGCCTCCGGTGATCTTCGAGGGCGACGCCGCCGCCACCGATTCGCCTCTGCGCGTGCTGCTGGTGTCGCCGGCTCAGTACAGCGGCTTTGCCACCGACCCGAACTTCCGCCAACTGCAGGCCAACTCGATGGCCCGTGCGCAGCAGGCCAAGATGCACCCGTTGTTCTTGGGCGATGCGGGCCTGTGGAACGGCGTGCTGATCGTCAAGATGCCCAAGCCGATTCGTTTCTACTCGGGCGACACGATCAAGTATTGCGCGTCCGCCACCAGCGACACGGAATCGAGTTGCGTTGTGCCGGCCAGCTTTGGCGCGACCTTCGCGGTGGATCGCGCCATTCTACTGGGCGGCCAGGCGCTGGGGGAGGCGCTGGCAGCGTCCGACAAGTCGGCCATTCCGTTCTTCTGGAGCGAGAAGGAGCTTGACCACGGCGACAAGGTGGAGCTGCTGATTGGCGCGATCCGTGGCGTGGCGAAGATCCGCTTCGAAGTGGATACCGGAGATACCGGCAAGCAGATCACCGACTACGGCGTGACCGTGCTCGATACCGCCGTGCCGATCATCGGCGCCCGCATGTAACCCGAACGGGCCGGCATGGGCAGCACGCCCGCCGACCCGGTTTTCGATACCGCACAGGAGCCACATCATGGCAAAAATCACTCGCAATACCGCCTCCGACCGCCAGTTCGGCAGCGCCCCCTACGGCAACCTCACTGCCCTGAGCTACAAGCTTGTGACGAACGCATCTGGCGCCGCTATCGACTCCGATTCGACCGCTGCGATTGCTTCGGGCGACGTGGTTGATCTCGGCCCGATTCCGGCGGGGCTGCGCCTGGATGACGTGATGATCACCGTTTCCACGGCAATGACGGCTTCCGTTACCGGCAAGCTGGGCTTCGCCTATTCCGATGGCGTCGATTCGACTCTGGTTCCGCAGAATGACGCCTATTTCGGCACCGGCTAAGCCCTCAGTTCCGCCGCAATCCTGCGCAAGACCGCCACCACGGCGCCGGTCGTGCTGCCGAAGGAGGCGCGCTTGATCCTGACGACCGGTGGCGCAGCCAACGCCAAGGCGTCGCAGATCGACATCCGTATCAATGGCGAGCTGACCGGCCCGCGCTAAGGCCGAAGCCTGACCAAAGGGAGGGGCATTTCATCCCCTCCCTGTAACCCGCAGGAGAGATAGAGCATGGATCGCACCGAGATTGCCCGAGTGGCCCACGAAATCAACCGTGCATACTGCGCCGCCCTGGGTGACGCCTCGCAGCCGGCTTGGGAGGACGCGCCCGAGTGGCAAAAAGCCAGCGCGCTGGTTGGCGTGGATATGCACCTCGCCAATCCGGACGCGACGCCCGAGAAATCGCACGAATCCTGGTTGGAGCAAAAGCTGGCCGAGGGCTGGAAGTTCGGCCCGGTGAAGGATGCCGAAAAGAAGGAGCACCCGTGCTGCGTGCCCTACGCGGAGCTGCCGCCGGATCAGAAAGCCAAAGACTACCTGTTCCGCGGGGTGGTGCATGCGACGAAGGGCATCAAGACCGAAACGGCGCCGGCAGCGATTGCCGCTCCCGCTCCCGCTCCCGCTCCCGATAGCGGCCTGGTGGCGGTGCAGTACATCGGCCGTAAGTCCGAGTGGCGTGACACCCTTTACGGCACTGGCTTGTATTTTGCCCCCGATCAGGTGCGCAACCTGCCCGCCACGACCGCCCGCCAACTTCTGCGCCACGGCGACCTGTTTCGCGAGGCTAAGGTTGAGGTAGCCCCCGAACTGCCGGAAGCCACCCCCGAGCCTGCCGACGATACGGCGAAGCTTCTGGAAGCTGCGCTCAAAGACAAAAACGAGACGGACAAGGCCGTTCAGAAGGTTCTGGACCTCAAGCAGTCCATCACCTTCATGGACAAGGATGCCTTGAAGCTGTTCGTTCAGACCAACTACGGACAAAAGCTCGACGGCCGGCTTGCCGTTGAAGCGATGCGCACCGCTGCAGCGCAGATGATCGACCAGTTCGGGGCGCTGTGATGGCGCTGGCCGAGCTGATTGATCGGTATCGGCTGGAGGCCAACGACCAGACGGTTCCGCCGCTGGTTGCCGACCTCATCTTGACCGGGCTTTTCAACGAGGCGGAGCGTCGGGCGTGCATTTGTGCGCGCCTCATTCATGAGCATTCGGACCCGGCCATCTGCGAGATTGCCGTGGTCGCAGGAACGTCCAGCTACCCGCTACATGCGTCCCTGTATGAGCTGGATTACACGGCGTTCCTGCCCGATACCGAAACGCGCAAGCTGTCCGTTCGCCTAACGTCGCCGGAGTGGCTGGATAGCCACGTCGAAGACTGGCGCGACTTGGAGGGCGACCCGGAGTATGCCATCCAAAACGACACGTCGATTCGCTTGGTGCCGCGCCCGGATCGCGCCGGGACTTTCTTCATGGAAGGCTACCGCACGCCGAAGGTGAAGATGGTCGAAGCGACCGATACGCCGGAAATCAACGGCCAGCACCATGAGAAGCTGGTGTATTGGGTGCTGCATCGGGTGTTCAGCATCCCCGATTCGGAGCTGATCAACCCCGCCCGAGCCGCCCAGGCAGAAGCGGAATTTACCGCTTATTTCGGCCCGCTGCCGGATGCGGACTTGCGCCGCACGACCCGCAAGGATGAGCCTCATGCGGTAGTCGGCTTTCTTCCGTAAGCCGAGGGCGACGCCGTGGCCACCGAAAACTCGAAAGTTCCGAAAATTCCGCGCTTTGCCGGCGGAATGGACATGCTGTCTCCCGACTATGCGATTCCGCAGGGGTTCGTCAGGGATGCAACCAACCTCGATGTGACCAAGGAAGGCGTTTTGCGCACCCGAGAGGGTCATGCAACCGCCCCGCGCGTAGAGGGCTCGCGCTGTCACTCCCTGTTCTCGACGCCGGCCTTTATGCTGCACGCAGACGGCTCGATGCTCAATCGCACCACGGCCGGCGGAACATCGACGGTGGCAGATGTGCAGTATGGAAAGCCCGTGGCCTATGCCGTCTTGCCCGATGGGATGGTGGCCTTTTCAGACGGCATCTCCATCGGCAAGGTGGGCGCGACTGGGCCGGCGGTTCGGCTATCGCTTCCATCCCCCGGTAGCCCTACGCTGGCTCCCGTTGCGAACGGCTTGCTCAAGGCAGGCCGATATCTTGTAGCGGTGACATGGGTTTCGTTGAACGGAGAGGAATCTTCGCCGTCCCTCCCGGTGGCGGTGGAGGTATCTGACGGACAAGGCATTGCACTGTCAGGGATTCCCTCTTCCGGCCCAACCGGCGCGATGGCGCTGCGCATCTACTGCTCACACACCAACGAATCGGCCCTGTTCGAAGCGGAGCTCATCGCCGTGGGCGTCACGTCGGCCAGGATCGACTCATCGCCCAGCGGGCCGTTTCTGGAAACCCTGTTTGAGGCTCCGTTCCCGGCATGTTCGGTGCTGGCATTTGCTGCCGGTCGGCTACTGGGCTTTCGGGGCAACGTGCTGTATTGGTCCGAACCGTTCCGTTATGGCGTCTTCCGCCCATCAAGCAACTTCATTCAGTTTGCACAGCCCGGCTCGCTTATCGCGCCCACGCAGGACGGCGTTTATGTCGGCACGCTTGGGCCGAACGGCGAGGGCGAAGTGGGGTTCCTCTCGGGCTTCGAGTTTGGTAGCCAGCCCTATCGCATGGTGACGCCCTACGGCGCCTATCCCGGCACGCTGG